CTTTATTCGTATTTAAACGTGACGAAAGAACTTTTGCATCTTCGTAACTCTCTTCCGGAAGTAAATTCCCAACCGGATAATTACTGTCTTTTACTGTTACTTTATTATAACCGCCCAAAATATCTAAGGTGTGCTCCGAACCGCTAAAATGAATGTCCTGCACGCTGAGAACATTCCCGGCTTCAAACGTATAGGATGAAAAGTCAGGTGTATATTTATAGTAATTTCCGCGATGGTCTACATCCACAAAATACAATGCGCCTTTATAGTCAACGCAAGTCCAGTTAAAGAATTTGCATAGTTCTTCAATCACCTCTTTCAGATTCATTGGCTTATCGTCTTCGTCGAAGAAATTCTGTTCGCTAATTGTCATACTTTGCAAGACATTTGCGTTTGCATCATAATCCGCCGGACTTTTAGCGTAAACATGTGGTATGTATACGGCCGAATAGGAGCCGCGAGACTCTAAGACGCAACGGGTCAATAACTCCCACAAGCTAACGAACTCTTTGCTTCCTGCGCTCTTTTGTTTATAATCTGCGTATTCAAGCGTATTCATGGCAGATACACACTGTATTTCCAGATCGAACAGTGTTGCGGTATAATCTTGTGTATACAATTCCGGAGTAATAAAACCGGTCCAAACAATCGTATCACCCTGTTTGAGGTTAACGCGGTACTGCTGATATCCGGTCGAGTATAAACTTTGCAAGTAGTCATTTCCTACCACCCTGATAGTAGCCGTAGAAAATCGAATAGGAACATAAAGAAAGTTATCATCCGCAATCTCAATAGAGAAAGGAGCGTCACCGCTCCCTGTTAACTCAGCAACTCGCCCCGTATAGCCTTCTTTCTGAATTTCTACGATATAACTTTTATTTCGCCTTGATTTGAAAGGCAAAGTGTATATTGTTCCGTAAGTTGACATACTTATCTGATTTTATTTTTAATTCGACTTCGATTGTCGAGAACTAACTCTAAATCCTGTCCTCTTACCTTGAAGTTTCCTGTTACTTCAACTTTTTGGTCATTAGAGGACGGTGAAATCAATCCGGCAAGATGCCCGACCGATGGCGTAATATTCGGCCGGCCAACATCCAGACCGGCGTACAATTTTGAGTTGAGTATTTTAAACAAATTCGCTTGCTGCGAACCATTCAAAATCATTTCACCACTGTTTAGCATCGCCGGAACCTTATCACCCGCAAACGAAATACCGGGCACTATTCCTCCTTTTGCAAACTTGGGGATACTTGCCATTGCGGCAACAACAGAGAGGGCAGCGCCAGCAGCAGCCATCCAACCAACAAAAGGAACTTTAGCTGCTGAACTTGCAGCTTCGGCTGCGGCTTCAGCGGTTTTTGCGGTTGTCAGTTTAGCAATCAAAGGAATTGCCATACTGATAGAGGAAAGAACATTAGCTCCCCATTGCAAATATGCTCTGGCGCTATCATTCGTTACGCCTGATAAGTTACCCATTACAGATCCTATCAGACCCAAAGATTCGGCGTACTCTTCGTTTAACTTAACATCATCTTTCTTTATTGGAGATTCAAATTTGGGTAGTTTAAAATCAGGGCTTTTATGATTTAATCCGAATTGATTACCCGGCCGGTTAATAGGTGGTTGTCCCTCTTTCTCTTTTCCATGCTCTTCTTCAAAAACAATCTTTTTAACCACTATTTTGATATTAACTTTTTTCTTCTCCAATTCGTTTATTGTAGTTTGAATAGCGGCACGAGCTTGCATCGTTGTTGCTGACATAAGTTCTTTATTAAGACGGGATATCTCAGCGTCATACCATGCAAGTGTATCCTTTAAGGGCTTTTTATCTTTGTCTTCTGGATCTTTCCCGCCTGCCTGCGTTGCTCTGTTTGCGGATTTTGTCATTGACTCGTAGGCCTGTTTGGCTGCAAAGGCTTCTGATCTTATGCCATATAATTTCTTTAACCATTCATCGCTCCCTTTAACAAGCATACCATTATATATTATAGCATCTTGATATTTTGCTATCATGGGAGCCATGGCCTTATTATACGATTCATAATCAAGCGTCTTTATCGTTGACCAGCTTCTATTCATGCCTGCCCCAGTCGCTACAGTCTCCACCTTTGTATATTTCTTACGTAATGCGGCTTCCACATTTTTAAAATATTGGTACTCTTTCTCCGCTCGTTTCTTCTCGGCATCCCCCATGGCGCTAACATCAAAACGGGAAATACGATCTACACTCACCATCGATACGTCGGCCGCACTTATTCCGGTGGATGCAGCAACAAGCGCCTGCACCGCTTCCGTAGATCGTCGGTCGAGTTGGTCTACAATTTCCCGTTGATCCTTTAAAACAGCATCCAGTCTCTTTTGGGCTTCATCTTTTTGAGCTCCTGTTGAATCTTTATCTTTTAGTATTGTTATTTGCTTCTGAAACTCCGCCTGATTTTTCATATTAAAATAGCCGTACGACATTTTTGTATTTCCAAGCTGATCCATCGCATTGTAAGCTTCACGAGCCTTCCGTATCGTTTCATCCAATCCATTAAAAAACGGTGTCCAGTCCCCCGAGCCAATCGAATAGAAAAAGTTGTCTACAGCCCCCTTTAGACCTTCAATCGTCCTATTGTATTCATCGCTTAGTGTTTGGCTGCTATTCATTAATTTATTGAATCCTTCATAAGCCCCCACCGCAACGCCAATTGTCCCGGCAAATTTCAACACACCGGCCCCTGCGGTTTTCGCCATATTGGAAATGTCATTCTGAAAACTGTTTACCGAACCCTTCGCCCGCTTCAGGTTTGCATCGAAAGCATCCGATTTCATTACCAGCCTTGTAATTATATCAGCCATGATTTATCTCTTTTTCGATTAGTTTTGCTTTTTCTCTTAATCTCTCCATTTCTGCATCCGTAACTGCCGTTTGTCTTTTCTCTTCCTTTTCATCCCATGGGAAACAGAGGACATCCGACGGTTCCAAATCCTTCGTACTGTTTGCCTGCGCAATGACATACGCAATGATCCGGGTTTGCTCCCAGCTTTCCCGATTACGCCTGCCCAGCCCCTCTAAAAAGCAACGGACTTCCGAGACCGTCATCCGGTCAAGGAAATAATCGGGCGCAATACCACCCTCGCCTACGACGCGGGCGTATAGTTCCCGGATGCTATACGACTCTTCGGAACCGTCTTTTTTTTTATATCGGCACCTGCTTCCTGTTCAAGCTGTTCAAGCTGTTTGACGAAAAACTCCTTGAACGACGCAAAAAGAGACGGATCAGAATCGCACGCCTCAACAAATTCATCAAAAGACATAAGGAAAGTATCTTTGTTGTTCGCCAGAAGAACGGAGTAGAAAAGCAGGTATTCGTCCAACATCCGGCCGAACTCAAACTGTTTTCCCGTAAGATTCTCAAAAATAAAGAAAGCACGCAGCGTATATTTTAAAATGTAATCCCGTTTTTTTATAGTAATCGTCTTCATTGTAGTAAGTTATTGAGATTAAAGAAGCAAACAGGACGGGCTATCCGCCCCGTTTGCGTATTATCTGAACATCAGCCACGGGGCATCATCCGCCCACGCCCGGAGCCGGTGTCGAAGTAAGAGCCCCTGTTCCCTCAAATGTTGCCGAGAATGTAGCTTTATCACCATCCGGCGCATTAAGCTCCAGGTTGGTAACAAGAACTTTTCCCGAATAAAACGCTGCCGGAAGAGACCAGCCGCCCGAAGGAACCTCAGAAGCATCGGCATTTGCCGGGATACCGAATTTCGCCTCAACCGGCTGGCGCTTTAACATCAGGTCAACCAAGGTGTCATAACCGCTTATACCTTCATCGGCACTGAATAAATTCTCACTCGAACCGTTCCAGGAGAGTTTTTTAATGTCCTTTTCCGTCCAAATACCGGAATCCTTGCTTTGCGTGTCGATCGTCTCTGCCGAAATCGACAATTTACAGGAGGTTGCCAATGCCAATGCCTTTCCATTGACGAACAACATGAAATCCTTGCCTAATACTGCTTTCGCTTTACTCATTTGTCATTCGTTTTAAAATTAAACACTATATTTACCGCATACGCGTCTATTTCCTGAAGATACTCCACATCTATGGATGATACCGTACAGTCATTTACCGTAAATCTGGCATATTCCGCCCGTACGCCCTCCAGTTCGTAACGGACCTCGTTTGCCATCTCAACCGTTTCCCCCGCTCCTTTGCCTACAACCGTTACCTGAACCTGCGTATTGTCCTGTCCCGCACCGTCCTTTGTGTAGTCAGGCTGAATGGACAAACCGCCATATACGATATAAGGGTATTGGGAAACACCTTCAGGAATAACGATAGGGAATATCCGCCCTCCGAACTTCGATGCAACAATGGCACTTAAGCCAAGCGCACCGCTTATATGTTCTCCTATTAATAAACTCATCTCTATAAATCATTATATCTATTTCTTTACTTCAGCTCCCGCGCTCCTGGCACAAGTGACAATTCTCGCATTGAGTTGATCGGCCAGATATTGCTCCGTGGTAACCTTCGCCCCGTCCACCGAACGCCTGAAGAATCCCCTGGCGGAAATAACCCCTCTATTGGCCGTACGTCCGGACTTGGATCGGGTCCTTTTGAACGCAACCCTTTCAATAGTCCCTTTATTTATAAACCGCAAGACCATCGCCCGGTCCTTACCCCAATATCCGTCTACCTGTTCCGTGCGCTCAGATCTTTTTCTATGCCTTAATATACCACTGGCACCGCCTGTCCTGGTAATTGAAGCCCTTACAACCTTGCTGCTCCGGCTGGATTTAGGGTTATTAAGACTGACACTAGCCCCCATACCCTCACGAAAAACTGATATTTTAACTCCTTGAACGGCTTTTCGGGGATCACTATGAACTGAACTTTTAAAACCTTCTTTCACGGCCTTCTGTGTGATTTTTGCCGCATTTCGCAAAATCTTTTTTCTTTCGGCTTTGGGGATGGCATTTTCGATATCAATCTCATCCAACAGCTTCAAAACCTGGCTGGCATCTATATCTATAACCTTACGCCCTCTTTGGGCTCCCGGATTGTTTTTATAATATCCCATATTCTAACCTCCTTTCTCTGTCCCTTCATCAATCTTTGTGGCTATAATCGTAGCCGACCCATCCTTCTTGGAAGCGTTGAAGCTCTCAATACGATAAGTGCTATCGTTCCATACGATACGCTGCCGGTCATGTATCTTATTTGTATATCGCACCAGGACAGATACCGTATTGGGCAGCCAAACCTCACCCGCCGTTATAGCCCTCACACCTTTGTTATATGTAACCTTAGCCCAACAGCTATACGACAGCTCCCAGGAGGTAAGCTGTTCACCGTATTTGTTGCGGATGGTGACAGGGGATAAAAACCTGATCCGGTCATTTAAAGTACCACTCTCTATCATGGCTCCAATTTTATCCAGGGTTTCAACATATAATCAAGCGTATAAGGAACAACAGCCTGGGAAAGACCGCTAACCGGTTCACGGTTCTTGTAAAGTTGCGCGGCCATCATCAGGATAGCGATATACAACATTGCCGGAAAACCGGCGTTTTCATCCGATTTCCTTTTTCGGTTTTCCATGACCAACTCTTCGTAACTCCTGCGGGTAGTGTTGATTATAGCGTCCTCCGCCGCTACTCCGTACATTACAATAAGGTCATCATCCTCCTCAAAATCAATCTTCATTTGTCTTTTTAAGGCATCAAGCGATACGATGCGAAGTTCATCTGCTGCCATAAGCGTATTCAAACTGATTAGTTACAAGGGCAAAACATCGGGGTATTTTTTATAATACACCTTAGTCAATGCCTCTTTCAATCCTTTATAGTCTTTGATGAATCCGAGCTCGATCCATCGGGCGATATTGGCTTCCAAGTCATATAACTCCCTGAGTTTCCTTTCATCGGCAACCTTATTCCGGATCTCACTTTCGTGCTTGCCGTAAACTATGATATTCAGAGAACGGGCAAGATCCTTTATTTTTTCACGGAAAACATCCTCAGAAAGAATGGACCTTACCGCACGGCACATGGAAGGATAGGCGTCTCCCGCGAGATTGCGAAACTTTATCATTTCATCATACACAAATTTAAGTACCTTCACCTTAAAAGCAGGATTAAGCCACATCGCAAAATCTATAAATAATAGCGGATGCATCCACGTGCCTACATTTTCACCCCTTGAAGCCTTTGATTTTACATACACGGAATTACGGGATGCTAATTTTTCCTCTGATATTAAGGAAGATACAAATTCATCAGTAGCCTTATTGTTAAAATAATGGCTAATATCCTTTTGCATACCACTTCGATGATTCCATTGCTTCAAAAGTTCTGTTGCATTAAAGAATCCGTCTTTTGTCCTCTGGGTTACTTTAAAATCGCCCATCGGACGAACCATGATCTGATTTGTTTTCATATATCAAAACTAATTTGTTATATGCCAGGAAGACGAATGTTCCGTCCGTCTTCCTGGACATGGATTAACGCCTTTATCCTCCAACTCCGGCAGCCGTACAGTCACCCAGCAAGAAAGCCTCCTGACGAAGGGTTGTCATACTCCAGTCACCGTTAAGGGTCAATACCGTTGTATCCTTTGAAGCCTTGGTGTAAGGATCCACAATAAAACGCTGCTCGCCAAACTGGCCGAGTGCCTGATAGGACCAAACACCCAATCCTACATGAATGCCCCCGTCGTTGTTGATGTAATTTGTGCAGAAGACAGGAACACCGGCGATTTTATCATTCTCGATGATCATCAGTCCGGAACCGGCATCACGGGGAGTCGATTCAAGCATGGCCTTGGTGTATTCATCCATCACATAACAGAAAGTGCCATCGGAAATGATCCCCTTAGCCAGAATGATACCTTTCATGGCAAGCAATTCCTTATATGTGGGAAGTTCGCCGGCAAACGTGATATGTAAAGCTTCTTTTCTCAAAGCGGTGGTAGTCAGCGCTCCGATAGCTTTGGCGGCGGCTTTCTTGCAAGCGACGAACGGGCCGTTAACCTTATTTGCATTAACTGTCACCGGGCTAAACATCGTTTTGTTGAGTGTTCGGGTGATAGCCATCGGAATCTGCTCTTTTACAACCGCATATGCGACTCCGTCCGTCTGGTTAATCAACTGGCTGGTCACAGAGACAGTAGCCCCCAATCGATACGGGGTCGGAACGATCTTATCAATCGCAATAGTCTTATCCGTCAACGCCGCACTTTCTCCGGCCCATTCACCCTCAATGGCTGCTACGGTGGGCCATACATAATTACCTGACAATCCGGTCTGCACTTTCAAGCCCACCTTGCCAAGGATCAACCCCTCTTCCAGCGGCTTGATAATATCGTTAATCGCCAATGGGATCATCGGTGCGGCATTGGTAGATACCATAATGGATTCACGCTTCAACGCGTATCCCTGCATGTCATGTTCTTTGGCACGCTCACGTATCCAATTCTGGAAACCTGCCTCACGACTTACCGGAGAAGCGACGGGCGCAACTCCCGAACCGGCGATTTGAAGATCGTAAATACGGTTTTCGCGCTCCAACTTCTGAACTTCCGCCTTCTCTGCATCGGTCAGCTCCTTGCTTTCACGGGCCTCAGCAGCATCGGCAATCTCATTCATACGGGTGCAGTTGTTAAAACGGGCCTCGATCATCTCACGAACTGTCATTTTCTTTTCTTCTTTCATTTTCTCCAAATATTAATAGTTAATAATAAAATTCTCGTTTGCTGAATATCCGGATATTGGTTATCTCACGTCTATTCCCTTCATTCTCCTTCCCGGTACTGTCACCGTCATCCGTACGGCGTACGGCTTCGTCCATCTCCCGGGCAGTTACACTGGTCTCCGCATAAGCCGGATCACTCGCTATGGTCATATCAAAGATTTCATCGATCCGGTTTACATGACGTATTGTCATTCCTTCGGCGTCTTTCGTATAGGATACGGATGTGGTTTCATCCGACCAGAAAATGAAACTCGATCCGATCAAGTCCCCTCTTCTTACCAACTCCAATGCCGTAGCGCCATCCGGTGTGTCAGGGGCCTCAAAAGAATAGTGGACACCTGTTTCATCGACTGTCAATTTCAACGTTCCCTGCCCCCTATTGCTTCTGGCCAGAAGCCGCTCGCGGTTATGCCAGATAGTCATCTTGATATCGAACCTGTCCAGATCTTCCTGTGTCACCGCTCCCGGCTCGATAATTTCCCGGTAAACATCTCCCCAGTCAGCCAACAAACGGCTCTGCACGCCGAAAACAATCGCATAACCTTCGATAATACGGCTGCTTTCCACCGCGCCCCCGGTTTCACGCAACCGGGGCTGTCCCTGCCCGGTGAAAAACCTGCTTTCTCTTTTTTTCTGTTCTTTTTCTGCCATATATAATTCCTTGAATAAGTGTGTTATGGTTTACCCGGTTGATCGTCCTTTGGGGGTATGGTATTCCCGCCGGAGACTTCACCGGAAATCTTAGGGCTATTGATGGGGGCAATATTACATGTTATGAAGACCTGCTCCCCACCCTCGACAGGCGGGCAGTCTTCCGAACGCCGCAAATCATTGACCGTCTGAAGCCCGTTCGCTATCTGCTTGGCCTGATATATGCCCTTGGTGGTAAGATCCGTTGTATACAGCCTTGACAAATCGTATTTGAATTTATAATCCGAATAGGCATTCCAAGGTATCAACTTGGCCTTAAACTCACTCTCTATCATGGTAAGGATAGGACTCAGGCAATCCGAGTAAAACCCTACCGTAGCTATCTCCGCACTCTTGTAATTCGCGTTGGAATCATCAAAGAGCTTGCTTTTGGGAACATTGAAAAATCGGGCTATTTCGGTAATGGTCAGCTTGATGTTTTCCAGGAACTGCATATCCACGGAGGACATGGAGAGCTGATCCAGTTTTCCGTCACCCCTTACCGGTATGATATCCTGTCCGCAGTCAATAGCCTCCTGTATCTGTTCGGCATTGCTCTTCATCTGGTCATCCTGATACTCACCCCATCCCTTCATGCTGTAATCATTGTGAAGAATGGCCTTGAACTTACCTCCGGTAGCAAAGCGGGTCTGGGTTTCCGCAGCGGCAGTGGCGGCAATACCCAGAGTTTGCGCGGCAAAGCTGATGGTAGATACACCCGTATACCCACCGTCAAGGCTTACATTTTTAAAATGCAGCATTTCATCACCGGGAAAGACACCCCGGACATTGTTAATGGAATCCTCAACATAGTATGTATCACTCCACGGGTCATAAGAGCAACTGTAGGGCGTAAGCAACAGCAATTCCATGGGATGCCCGTAGGAGTCCCTGCGTAAATAGGCATAGGCATTGCCAAGCAACAGCACCTGCGAAACCAGATTTTTAAAAAGTATAAATGAAGTCTGCCGGCGATTGGGACGGACCGTAAGCAAATTATGGAGAACGGCTCCCGGACCGGTATCGTAGGGCTTGAAATAGTTTCCGGACCTGTCACGACGCTTGTAGATTAACGGCAGCGTGGCGACAGAATCGGAAATCAGGGAGACCGCACGGTATACGGCGGCTATTTTCATGGCGTCGGATGGCGTATGGACATGTTGCGCCCGATCCGTATAACGGGCGCCTTTTTCCGATTTGGCCGCTTTCGGCTCCTCCCTTGAAAATGTAAGTTGATATCTGCCTAATTTCATTTGGATAAATATTGATTCTACTTATCCGGCCGATACACTGTTTTAGGTTACCCGTTTTACCAAACGTAATTATTAAAAAGCCACATGGACATCAGGTTGACAATGACCCCGTCTATCTTGGCATTCGCCTTTCTCTTCACCGGCTTCTTATTCTCCATACGGTCCTCTTCAAGATAAGCGTTGCCGAACATCCAGAATGTGATCGGATTATCGGCCAGTACAATGCCCGCCGGCTTCTTCTTTGCCGCCATCTCAAACGTCTCGACGGGTGAGGTGAACGCACCAAACGTCTGAGGTACGGCTTTAAGGATTTTCTCCGGATCCCAACCGTTGCATGCAATAGCAGCACCCAGGGAGTTAACTATCTCCTGGCTCTTATAAGAGTCATAGCCTATCTGCAATATCCATAACTTTTTATTCCGGTTCAATATATCCGTTACGATCATGGAACCATCGATCACCGCCCCCGGACAAACCTTAAGATACCCCTTGGATATCCAGTATCTATATAATTCTGCATTGGGATGTTCTTCCAGGGTCTTTTCCGGAATGTAGTAATCAGTCCACGAATAGAATTTTTTAAGCGTTTTGGAATAAAGCATGTAATTCACGGCCGAAAGGTCATCGCTGACGGAAAGGTCAAGTGATACCATGGCAGGAGGCCGTCCGGACAAGCTGTCGATATCGAATCCCGGATCCGCCAATGACCGTGCCAGATTCTGGCTGATCCAAACCTTCGTTCCGGCAGACACGAATATATTCAGCAACTTCGTTTTGAACTCCAACATCTTCTCCGGATCGCGCAGGGCCTGCCTGTACATGGTTCTGTAGAACGACTCCTTGACGGTTATACCGATATGCGGATTGCATTTCTTCCAGACACCCGGATCGCCCAAAGCGTCCCCGTCCGTCTCCCATTCGTCCGGCATGAATATCGAGGCAAACAACGTATCATCATCATAAGTACCCGAAAGGACCTTCTTGGCAATATCCAACTCTAAGACAAACGGACCGTCAACGACTCTTGATGCCGTTGTTATAATGACCGTCAGATATTCATCCCTTGCCCCGGAAGAAGACTCCAAGACCTGAAGCAATTCCGCACCCTCGGAATGATCCTTAACGTACTTGGCTGCCGCGTACTCATCAAAGATAATCAGGGAGGCGTTAAGGCCGTCCTTCGTGTCAGCCCCACCCGAAAGACACTCGACAAAGGATTCTTTGCCGAACTTGTTCTCACGCCACTCGATATGCTCGCGTGTCTTTTTAAACGTCCTGCGTTTGGGATCCAACTGCTTGACGATCTTAGATATCTCCTTAAAACAAACCTGGGCCTGCTTGTAGCCGTTAGCCGCCGTATACGCCTGGGCATTGGCATCCCCGAACAACAACTCACTCACGGCCAAAGAAGAGGAACTGGTGGTTTTCGAAAACTTACGGGGAACAAACAGGATAGCACGGCGGACCAAACGGCGAAGGACCGTTTTTCCGCCTTCTTCCTCCCATTGATAAAATCCCAGAATCGAAGCGAACTGAAAAACCTGTACCGGAGTCAGCTTGTAACACTGCCGGCCTTTCATACCGGAGAATTTCAAGGATTCATAGAAGACAATGAACTTCTTTACCTTATTCGGACGCCAAACGTACTTGTCGCGAAGCATAAAAAAACGGCGCACGGCCAATATTTCATACAGGTTGTGAGCCTCAACATCAGATATGATATCCTCGATATAAAGCCTGAGACGATGGTCGGTCTCATGCAGTCGGTAATTATCCAGGTTTATGTTACATACCTCCTGATAATACTGTAGCTTGATTTTTCTTGCCTCTTCCTCTTCGTCTTTTGTCATTGCCCGGTCCCGATATCTTCCTTATCTATTGCATTTAATTTTTTCATCATCTCTTCCAAAGGATCCGCTTCATCCTCCTTCGATTTTTCGTTCCGTTTCAGTTCCCGGTTCATATACAGGGAACGGAGATCTCTACGCACTACATCCGCCTGCTCTTTCATCGCGGCAAAAACCGGATTGATCTTTTCCCGAGGCTTGTTTTCCCTTGAATATTCCTTGACTGTGATAGGCGTATCTTCCGATAGCGCCTTCTCCCTCAGCTTCCGGTATAACAGAATATCCGAAGCGGCCAACTCTATTTGATACGACAATTCCGGTGCGTATACATCGGCCTTTTGCAAATGCCTGCGTATGACGGTCTTTATATTCTCAATCTTATCGCCCTTTTTAGTCATTCTTAAATGTTAAAATTTTTAAGTATACCCATTTTGCGCAAATTCCGGTGTTTTAAGGTAAACCCGATACCCCCACGGCCTGAATCCAAAATTCCACTTTTTGTCGATGCTTGGAGGGAGTGGATTTGAGTAATTGAGGGGGTGATAAAAAAAATATCCCCCCTACTCTTCGAAGAACCTACGGTTAAAAGCCTCGGTAGCCCTGCGGGCATTGGCTTTTACACTTTCCTTGGAATGGCTTTTGAGAAGCCTGTGTCTTTCAACATGGCAATCGTGGCACAAGGCAACCAGGTTGGTTCTGTCAAAGCAAAGCGATTCCATCTCCGAATCACCGACAGCTGTCTCCACAGGCCTGATATGATGAATCTCTGTAGCCGATGTATTTATACCGTTCTCTAAGCAATCCGCACACAGGGGAGTTTCCCTCAGCACCGAACGCCGTATCTTTTGCCAATTCGTCGATTGCATCAATCTGCTATATGTAGCCCTCTTTTTCATATACTTATACTGTTATCCCGCCTCCGTTTAGGCTTGTCGCCTGTCATATCCACATGCTTCTCCGCCACGGACTGCCCGTTAAACTCTTCCTTTATTTCTCTCTCTATATGATCCGGCAATAACCTGTGATCGACTACCTCCATCAGATAAGAGATCGCGTCATCAAGCGCCACACCGCCAAGACTCAGGCATAAGGACGACAAACGCCGGTGCATTTGAGGAAACAACCGGCCAATGACAGACTTTAGAATCTTGCTGCTGTTTTCCGTACGGACAAGCTCACCATCCTTTCCGAATGTATACTTTACGCCAACAATCCCATGCTTGCCCGGACGTTGGTATAATTGTATTGACTCTGAAAGGATGTATGACTTGTCCGCACCGGAAGACACCCTGTTTATCCGAAGACCTTTATTCTGAAGCTCGGTGAATATTTTAGCCAATTCCAAAGAGAATCTGTCAGACTCGCTTATGTCCTGTTCTCCTGATTCAGGGTCCGCATATTTGAGAAAAGCAGAAACTAAATTTTGCAATAATTCGTATTTACTTGAAAAGCCATATTCTTTGCAAATTCTATCCAACCGGCTATCTATAGCCGGTGAGATTTTGGTTTGTATAAGTACGGACTTTTGATTTACTATTTTCTTTCCCATTCCGAATAATTTTTAATAACTATAATTCGCCCGCTTAGGCTGATCAAGCCGGCGGCTATCCGTCAGCCGTGACAACTCTTCCTCCCTCTGGTGTATAGAAACCATCAGGCTACCCCGGATATCCGAAAGACGCAGCCGCTCTTCCAAGGGAGTGTCTTTAGCTCCCAGCTTTTCATTGATCCGGTCTAACTCTTCACTGCTGCGATTAATTTGACTACGAATACACAGTATCCGATCCTGCCTGGTTTGAAATCCACCCAGACCATTACTATCTATCGTTGTTTCCATTTCTGTATCGAGAATTAATATTTCTTCCCGTGCATTTTCCCACGGTGTTCATTATACTTCATCTTCTGCTCAATGTGCCACTCCAAATCCATATCGTAAAATTCGGCAAGCTCAAACACCTGACGAATAGCATAATTAAGACATTCCTCCGTTGTGTATTTGTAATTCACAATATCTTTGATGATAGCATAGCAGTTCTCGGTAAATGACTTCTTCCTGCTTACAATGTATGCAACAATGAATATACCATTCAAATTAATACCCCGAAGACCGGCCATATCAAGCATACGAATAACCGTATCGGCCAATTCATCCTCAACCGTATCTTTGACCAGCCTTTCAAAAGCATCCACAAAAGCCTCAGACATATGATCGGAATTGGAACTGACAACCGATTCAAATTCCGCTTTGTCAGCCCGCCTGCCTTTCCTGTCAGCTTCTACAGCTTCGGACAACTCTGTTATTACAAGCATGAAACAATGATTGTCACTCAATTCTCTATCATGAAATCCATGATCACAGGCATTTTGATAAGCCCTGTTACGAAGGGTGTTCAAATCTAACATAACGTATATCTTTATAAGTTTAACATTCAATATTCTCCGTCCGATGCGCTCTTACTTCATTGTACCAGTTCCCTTTATATTCGCGGGCCTCAACGGTAAAGTTAACTCTGATCTTGTCTCCTACTTTGGGAGGGTTCTCAACAGGACCATCGAAACTGCAAACGGAAAAGCGCATCTTGCTGTGATAACGTTCGCTGGTTTCCATGATGTACTCTCTCTTCTCCCACTCTTTACCATCCCTGGTAACTCCACCGGTGGATGGCAGCTCCACCAAAATTTTGCCTTCTGCTTCATATTTCATATATTCAGTTTTTAAATTATAATTTATCAGCCCTTATAAGTCGGTTCCCGACAACCCTGCGGGCTGTATAGGACAAGTTGCCGAAAAGTGTTAAATTTTAGATTTTAAAAACGTAATCACTTAATTTTCAACATTTTAATTGCGAACCATAAGGTGCTTTTTGTGTTTACATATAAAATACTGATTTTCAATATGTTATATTTTTCTGCAAATGGGCGTAAATATCCCTGTCTGGTAGCCTGATAAAAGTTTGTCCTTAAATTCACGCTCCATGTCACCGATTTCCTCCACGTACTTCTCACGCTCTTCCGGCCAGCTACGGGCAAAATTGCGTATAGTCTCCCATTGCTTTTTAGTCAGCTTACCCGAAAGATAAAGCTTCTTGTAACGCTCCTTGTACCGGGTAACTCCTATCCGGTATATCTCCCTGGCCCTTTCAAGCTGGGACACCTTTACGCCCTTGGCCGCAGACAGTTCTCTGGTAAAGCATATTTCTGACCAGTCCTTATAGAATATACGGCCGATCCTCGACAAGAAGAGGTTGTCCGTTAGCTCCATCAATGAAACAGACTGGTGCTTGTATATCGTTTCGATACGAAGAATGTTAGCCCCGACATTCCGTCCTTTCTCCCCGGCCTCAAAGCTCTTATCATAGACCTTCAGGATCTTCCGGAAATACTTGCTTTTCTCCGTGGTCTGTTGCTTGAACGCCGAATAGTTGGCATCGTTCCAAAGGAGCTTTCCTGAGACTTCATACATCTGTTTTATGTAAGAATCGGCAGGAAGGGACATCTTCATTGTGATACCTATCTCGTAATACGTTACCACGGCATTCTCAATCCGGACACATAGCCTCAACAGCAGCTCTTTGATTGTCCTTACAGCCATTGCGAAAGTTATCGGGCGGCTGTTATCCAGTTTCCCGGTCTTTCCCTTGGAATAGAGCTTGCAAATGGAACACGTACACCGTAACCTGTTACCGCGAATCTCGATGAAACAACCGTCAAAGTTGGCGTAAGCGGTAGACTTGTAATAGACTTCATCACCTTCCGTGCACTCCTCCAAATAATTTCGCAAGACAATCGTCTCAATATCCGCCGTGTCAATCGTTGCCTTTATGGTTATCTTGTCGAACATCTCTTCTTCTCTATAAAATACTCACACATTCTAAGGCCGGTTGATCGGCCACAGTCATGTATCGGGCAATACACCATGAAATTCTCAACCGGGCCGGCGCGTCTGCATTGCCGGCAATCACACTTTACCTTCTGCCTGATTTCCTCTTCTTTTCCCTTATTCTTATTCATCGCCTTGCTTTTTGATAGGTTGATGCTTTCAAAGACTTACACCTTCTGCATTCAGAACTGAAGGTGGAATAGACCTTCTCTCCCCGATTTAAAGTTCTGGGGTAAAAACGGTGAAGATAGTACCACTCGCCACAGATGGAACACCGTTTCATTAAACGACCGTCGGGGGAAGTACGGTAATTGTTTCTTTCCCGTCGATGGACCAACCGGCAATTTATACACTCTTCGTCCGTAAGTTTATACCGCCTGCAATGGGATAAAGACTTCTTTCCGCATTTGGCGAATGCCTTGCAATCAATACGCGGGATGGTTTGGGGGATATTCATAGGGCATTATCCAATAAGTCAAACAACGTCGGCGCACCCACTTCCATCTCCGCTTCACACAAGTACGAAAGACTGTCCTTCCAATAGTCGTAATTCAGTTCAGTGGAAAGACCTCTACGCCCTAATTTGATGGCACAATAAGGAACGGTACCAATGCCGCCAAAGGGATCAAATATCAAATCATTCTTGTTTGAATAACGTTCAATCAATCTTTCAACAATATCCAATTGAAGAGGACAAATATGGTTCTGCCGTTTCTTCTGTGACTGTTTGGTATTTAATGTCCGCATTCGGGTGACATCATCCCATATCCAAGGCTTCTTGCTTACAGGGTCAACGGCCATAAAAGTTTTAGGTAGTTTATTATAGGCTTCCAACTCTTCGGCAAATGCAACATGTTCCTCATATCTGTAGATATGTTCGCGTTCGTAGTTTCTGAACAAATGACGTATCTTGTCAATGCCGATACCTTTCATATCTTCGTAGCTCAACAAGGTGTCACCCGATGATTTCCAGCTTGCATGGGCATCTATCTGCCAACGGGCAAGAGAATATTCCTTCTTATCCTTAGTGACGGGCAAATCGGCATAGGCCCGGGAAGTATCAGAAGGCAGCTTTCTGAAAAGAAGAACATACTCCGGACAACCAACACCCATCTTTGAACCGTCCTTGCACATCTCGGTATAACCGAGGCGATAGGTCTGGTTATTTTCCCTTACCACATCTGTATCAACCGTAATACGCCCCATATAACGGAATCCGTGTTTCATGTAATGAAATACAGTCATTTCACTGAACGGGTCAATCGTCGGCATACCGTCACCCGTAGCGTTACCGAACAATACACGGTCTTTCACATGGATACAGGCCAAGCGGCCAGGCTTAAGGATACGCATCAGTTCCGGCGTCAAATAATCCATCTGCTCAAAGAACTTATCGTTGCTTTCATTATGTCCGAAATCGTTGTAGGTCGGCGTGTATTCGTAATGATTGGAAAAAGGGATGCTGGTTACAACCAAATCCACCGAATTGCTTTCCATCTTCCGGCATTCCAGAACATTATCGTTATTGATCGCTTTCCACAGCTTACCGGACTTATCTTCCCGACTGGCGAACATCCAGCGCATCATCTTCTCCTCTGCCTGCAAACCGAACAAACCGTTCTCGCGGACGATATCGGTCATCTTGGCTACCATCTCCTTATGTTGCATCCATTTCCGCATGAAGCTTTTGTATATCTCGCCCTCGCTTTCGGCATACACTAAATACAAGTCAACAGGGTATTTCTGCATGAAACGGTATATACGGGCTATCGCCTGGAACTTGTCATTGAAACGGTAGTCGATGAACATGATTGCCTTATGGCAGTGGTACTGGAAGTTCAAACCCTCACCAAGCATTTCAGGTTTAGCAGCCAAATACTTCAACCGACCATCTTTGAAATCGGCAATTACCTCATCCGCCTCTTCATCATCCTGGGAACCATAGACAGCTTTACATCCAGGAATAGACTTGCAGAGTGCCTCACGTTCACTTTCAAGGTCATGCCATAAAAGAAAATGTTCATCTTTGTTTTCAGGACGACCTATGATTTCCACCACACGGGCAATCTTCGCAGCCATGTTGTCTCGGCGCTCTCTTGCTGCATCAGCCAAACCTAATGCCGCTTCACGAAACATTTTAACCTGCCCGTCACGGTCGGTGCCGGCAGTGGAGTTGTCAACGCCAACCACTTCTTCATGCACCCGCAGTTCCGGCAATTCATAGCCGATATCGGGATAGCCTAAATCAGATGGTTTAGTGAGGAATAATGCCCATGTAGACACCCATAACCAAAACTCTTTCTCTTTATGTGGGTAAAGGGTAAGATTATTCGCTTTGGTACTGTCACGCTGAAAGAATCTTGTAAGCGCCTGCCCGGTATCCATCACACCGAGATAGCCGGCATAGTGTATCAGTTCCTTATATCTGTTGGGCGATGGTGTAGCCGTAGCGACAAATCGGTACGGGACACCGGAAAACAATGGAAGGAACTCTTGATAAGTCTTCGTGCCATAACCACGTAATACGTTGGCTTCATCCAAAGAGGTTACAGTGAAATAGGAAGGTTCTATCCTTACCCCGTCCTCACCGTCACGGACACGCTCATAATTGGTAATCATTATATCACACTTGCAGGCTCTGACTTCACTCATGTTCTTGACATACTTAACTGTCATGTTCATGTGCTCCTTAGCTTGGGTAATAAACTCTACTACTACACGCTTAGGACAAACGATAAGAGCTTTACCGAAATACTGATTGATTATAACTCTACATATCTCCAACTGGGTAACGGTCTTCTGCATGCCGAAGCTGGAAAATATGGCACGACAACCACCGGACACCGCCCAACGAACGGTATCTTTCACATGGGGGTATAAGGACGAAGTCAGTTCTTCCGCTTTGACTTCAAACCCGGTTTGATGGCTAATGGCCATCTTATCTTTTAGAAAATCTATATATTCTTTCATTACTCAACCTCCTTTTTAGGTTCCCAATCGGCCGACACCTTGGCCCACTCCCTGAATGACTTGTCGAAGCC